GTTACTTTCAATCCGGATGTAGAAGAAAGAGAATTTGAAGAAATAGCGAGTCCTATCACTCGACTTCCTGCCGTTATAACTGCGGGAACAGCTAATGATGCAAATTCTAGCGATCCGGAAAGAAGAAATATCCAAATTGACCTAATCACAACAGCAATAGCTCGTGATATGAATGATGCACTTAATCGTGCTCATTATGACACTATAGATAGCCTTGGTGTTTGGATAAATTTTCTTAAGAGAGAAGGACAAGAAGTTGATCGCAATGTTTTTAGAACAGAAGAAGGTCTTTATGACTTTTTATGTACTCTCGGAGCATGGCATGTTTTAGATGAAGAGCAAGAAGTTTTTCAAGCGGCTTTTCTACAACAACAGATTGTAAAATGCGTAGACAACTTAGGTACAGAGTATCTATGGGGTCCCGCTTTCCACATGGGAAAGGTTCTATATTTGGTTTCACCAAATTTAAGAAACGTTCTAGAAGATGCTTTCTTGAGTGGGTGGAGACGTCAGACTAATCGATGGAGAAGAAATTTATTTTCTTTTATAACTCGTCCAACAAGTCTACGTCTAATTGCTATCCATGCAATACCTATTGCAGCAGAGAACTTATTGCCTCAAACAATATATCAAAGTGCACCGTTACTTACTGCAATATGGTTAAGGAACTTTACAACAGGTTACTATATCTTTACTGGAATTCGACCTTTTTGGAATACGAATCTTTCAGTAAGAGGTATTGTATCAAATGTGTTTGGTTCTTTAGAATCACCCGTTTGGTTCGTCGCTCGATCTTTCGAATATATTGAGAATATAGCTAGAAGGCTATCAAGAAATATGATGTCTTTAATGCTACAATTGCTTGAATATTTTGGAATTGATGTCCAGCGATACTGGGAAGAGATTGCCGATATTTCAATAGCTTTATTATCAGAAGTTATTATTTTAGGTGTGGCTTCTATATTAATATATGTAGTATACACCTTGATAAAACTTTTGTTTAAGAAAGACGAACCTATTGAAATGCATGACTCAAAG